AGATGAGATTATAAAGATTACTGCATATCGAAATAAGATTTTTGTATTTAAAACAAGAAATACTTATGTATTAAATGAAAAACATCAGATAGAAAGAGTTTTTACTGGAGTAGGTGCAGTACATAAAAATGCAGTTTGTGAAACTCCAATGGGATTAGTTTGTGCTAATAAACAATCTATTCATGTAGTGAATAATACTTCAGTACGCGAGTTAACCTTCAATATAAAAGATACTTATCAGGCATTAACATTGGACAGACCCGCTTTAGGATACGATGGAATTGATAATGAATTAATCTTTCTACCTGATAATGATGCGCCAACTACTTATATAATGAATATGGATAATGGAAGTTGGATTGAAAGAGAATTAGTAGCTTCTGCTAATAGAAGTAATTTAATTATTAACGAAAGCTTACGATCTCAATATACACATTACTTTGCAGGAGAATCTTCTACTTTTGTGAGAGTTCAAGAAATAAATACTGGCTCTCTCTATAACTCTACCGCAACTGTAAGAACAAAAAGATTTGATTTTAATTCTCCTGATACTCAAAAGAGGCTCTCTAAGGTTACTATTGTTTATAAAGCTTCTTCAGCGTTAACTGTAAAAGTATATGCAGACACAAATTTTCTTTCAGGTAGTTCTGCGGATGCAACATTAACCTTTGGAACTCAAACTTATTTGAAATCCGTTTCTAAATCATTTTCCGTAGTAGGGAAAACAGCAACAATAGAATTTTCTTGCGCTGCAAGTAACCTTGAAATAGACTCAATAGACATTGATTATGCTCTATTAGGGAGTAATCCATGATAGAAGAAATTAACGAAGATATATTATTTACGGAACTTGATAAAAAACAAGATGTTATGTTAAATACAAAGCAAGGTTTTTTTACAGATGCAGAAGGAAGTTCAGGAGATATGGGTTTATGTCAACAAAATGGCAAAGTCTACATATCTATAAAATTAAATGATCATTGGTATTTTTCAGAATTAAAACAATCACAACACTTATAAGGTAAACAAATGGAATATAGAATAACAAGCGATGGAGATTATGTATATGTCATAGATGAAAACGGAGATCAAGTCGCTAAATTTGACATGAGGCTTGGGTATGGGCAAGGAGCTACAAAGGGTAGGAGAGAAAGAAACGCTAGAAAACAAGCAGATAACTGGATAAAAAATAAATTAGCTTCTGAAGAATTAACTCCTGAAGAAAAAAGACAAGCTGGTTTAGAGGAAGATGTTGAAAAGTTTGAAGAAAGAATTACCGAAGCTGGAAGACTTCGTGAAGACCTTGCGGAAAAAATTCAAGGAAGACAAACAGGTCAACTATTAAATATACTACAACGCTCTATTTTGGGTACTGGTGGAGATATTTCTCAAGTAGAGGCACTAATCCCGCAAGTCCAAGAAACAAAGCAAAGAAACCTACAAGATTTCATAACTCAAAGTCAAGCCACAACAAAAGAACAATTAGCAGAATTTGTGCCTACAGAAATAGGAGCAGAGTATAATCTTGCTAATTTAGAAGATGCAATGAGAAGATTTACAATGGGTGAAGAAACTCGAAGAGCGCAGATACAGGCTGGATTAGATCAACAACCTGAGTGGTGGGAATCTCTTGTTTCTAATATAGCTACTGGCTCTCAAGAAGTTGGAGGTCAGTTGTTAGGTTATGCTGCTTCAGATATAAATGTAAAAGAAAATATATCACAAGTAGGTATGCTAGATAATGGACTACCTGTATATCTCTTTAATTATAAAGGAGATAACACACCTCAAATCGGTTTAATGGCACAAGATGTGGAAAAGGTAAATAAAGATGCGGTAACAGAAATAGATGGTGTAAAACACGTTTACTACACAAAGGCGGTGAAATAATGGCATTTAAGTTCAAAGTCAAGAAAAGACCAAATCTAGCACAAGCAGTTACGAGTGCATTTACACAAGGTGCGGTTCAAGGCGGTCAAGCTGCATTACAGCAGATGATAAAAGATAGAGAGGAGTTAAAACAACAATCTACGAAAGAGTTAAATTTGTATAACACCCTTACTAGCAACTTAAGTCAGACAGCAGATAATAAAAAATTGCAAGCAGATGGTAAATTAAAAATTTTAAAAGGAGAAAAAGCTGAAGATGTTTTTACTGCACAACAATCTGATTTTCAATATAGTTCTTCTGTAGCAACTGAACCTATATATAATCCAGATACAGGAGAAGTATTAGCGTATACATATGGAAAAAATATCTTGTATCCTCCAAAAGAAAAAACTACGACAGCTCCAACTTCAGGTATAACTGTAGCAGAAAAAAGAGAATTTGATTTATATAACAAACGAGTATCTGATCAACAAAAAAGAATTAAAGAACTAGAGGATAAAAAAATAGTTTTTCCAGCTGATTTTACTGAAGTAGATCAACAGAGTTTAGACTCTTTGAAGAATATACAGCTTCCTAAATCTCTACAACTATTACAAGAGGTTATTGATAATCTATCAGGGGGTACAGGTGTCTCAACAACTACTCCCGTAAATCAAGTATCTTCAGAATCTGAATCTTCTGATGACCCTTTTGCTCAATTTTTAGAAACTGGGCAATAATATAATGGCTGAATTATTTTTTGTAGGTGAAAAGAAATATAATATACCAGATAATGTCCGTGATAAGTTTTTAGAAACCTATCCTGATGCTGAACCTGGTATTACTCTTAATGTTGAAAATAAAACATATAAGATTCCTTCTAGTCTACAAGACTCTTTTATGGAGAAAAATCCAACTGCTACTACTCCACAAGTGTTATCTATGCAGCCTAAAATTAGAACAACAGAAGAACTTATTAGCCAACCCCCTGAATTAGTAACCGCTCAACCAGAAACTGTTTCTGAAGTTGCTGGTATAAAACCTACTCTTGATCCTCAAAGTGAGGCTATAGTAAAAACTAGAGGTTTAGAGCCTGATATAGACTCTAGGGATTGGTCTGTTCGTTTTAGAGCAAATCTTTTAAAAGAAGGTTCACTTGGTTATTTAGATATGGATATAGACGAACCTCAAACTACAGGTGAAACTGCTGCAGATATTGCTGGTGCGGTAGCTGGTTCAATAGCAAGTCTCGCTACAACTGGCGCAGGTGTAGGTCGTGCAACTGCTGCAGTTGGAAAGAGATTACCTAGAGTTGTTAATTGGATTAATAGTTCGTTAGGTAAAAATAAAACCTTAAAAAATGTAACCTTTCGCACCGCTAAAGATTTATTAACATTTAATATTCATGGTCAAGCATACAATAGACCTGATATTAAAACATTAGAAGATAGACTTGATTTAGCATTGGAAAATTCTGCTATTGCTTTAGCATTTGGCACAGCAGGTGCGTTAAGTCATATACCTACATATGGAAGGCGTATTGGAACAGCTGGTATAGGCATTCTTGGATGGGAAATGGGTGGGGATACGTTTTCAGATAAAATGATTAATTCTGTTGTGTTGATGGGTCTACATGGACTAGCAACAAAAAAACCCAAGATAAAAAAAGTAACTAAAAGTAATGAAGATTTATTAATGGAGTCTTACCCTGAATTATCTCGTTCAGAGGCGAAACGTATTAGTAAAAAAATGGTAGACAATATCTTAAAAGCAAAACAAAAACTACCTAAAGAATTACAGAAAGACCCATTACTACTACTGCCTGAAAGAGCAGAATCGATTAGATTAGCTCGTCCTGTCGGTAAACCTTATGACCCTACTATTATGCCTGGAGGAAAACCTATTGGATTACCGAGTCCTCGTACTGCTACAGGTTTAGAAAGAGGAAGAGAAGTGAGAATTAAAGGTGTTGGAATCTATGGAGGTTTAAGAGGGCGAGTAAAAGAATTGATGCCTGATGGGAAGGTCAAAGTGTATATAGAGACCACTATCCCAACAAAAACAGGAGGAAGGAAAATAAAAGGTGATCGATTGTTTACAACAGATAAGTTAGAAATAAAGCCAGTTTTAGAAGCTCCAGGGTCTCAATATCCAAGAGTTACTTTATCTCCAGGAAAACAATTAGAGTTTGAATTACAAGAGGTTGCAAAAAAAGCTGATCCCTTAAGAAAAAGACCAATTCAAAGAAAAAAAGCTCAAGAAGAATACAATCAAATTAGGGAATCTGTAACGAATACAGAAACAATTTTACAAAATCCAAACTTAACACAACAACAGAGAGTTGCATATGAGCATTCATTAAATCAACTTAAAAAATTAAAGACAGAAATGTTAGATGCTGGATCGATTGAATTATATTCTGGTTTACCTATTCATCAGTTATTTAAATCAAAAAGAACTTCTTTAAAAGATTTAACAAAGCAAGAAATTGATTTATTGTATAGAGAGGCAACAAAGCAACCCTTGATTGATATTAATAAAATAGGAAAAACTCCAGATGTACCTCCTGCATTAAAAGATGTAAAGACAGATTTTGGAGTTTTGAAAAAAGTAGCAGATGTTTTTACACAAGCTAGAAATAGAGTTAAGTTAAAAGAGAGTAAATTATTTGTAAGAAATATTGAAGAAGCAGATGAGATATGGCATAGTTTAAGTGGTAAATATGTAGAAAGGCTCAGAAAATTAGGTTTTGATAAATTAACAGAAAAAGAAGGGATAAATTTAGGTTTAGCACTTCAAAAAGGAACTGCGCCTCAATACAAAGCTTTATTAAATGAAATTAGAAGTGAGCTATCAAAATCAGGGGTAAAAATTGGATATATTGAAAACTATTTTCCTAGAGTATGGAAAAAAGAAGTAGCATCACAAATTTATAATGATTTAGCTAAATTGCAAGAATCAATGATTAAGTTAGGTAATACATCTGATGCGATTATTGCAGGTAATTTAAAAAATTATAGTAAAGAAACAGTTGATGCAATTAATTATTTAATTAAAAAAGGTAGATTTAAATCTTATAGTCAAGCAGTAGACGCCCTCAAAAAAGATGCTCAACGATCTCTGTTCCCTGAAGCTAGTTTTGAAAAAGCAAGAACATTGGATTTACCTGCTACTATTTTTGAAAATGATGCTAGAAAGGTATTACCATATTATATAGATGTAATGACAAAACGTATTGGAATTGTTAAAAAATTTGGTGCAGATGATAGTAAGGCTCAAAGATTAATTGAAAAGGTTAGTAAAAAAGATATTAAAGAAGGTGAAATCTTACATGAGATTAAAGATTTATATACAGGGGATGCAGATATAATAAGAGGATATAAAGGTCACGCAAGAGATTTAGTTAATGCATTTTATGGTTTTGAAGTAGGTACAAAAATAGGTCTTGGTACTGCAACCATTCCTAATATTACGCAGATGTTAGTTTCTATAATGCCTAAATTTGGAGTATTCAGAACTATACGAGGAGGGTTACGCTTACTTGACCCGCAAGTTAGATCAGAAATTAGAGGTACTGGGGTTTTAAGAGAATCTGCTATCAGTGCATTAACTGGTGTGCAGCCAACAGGGATTATGGGTAAGTTTTCAAAACTTGCAACAAAACTTGGTTTTCAGCAAATTAATAAAGCTAACTTGTATTTAGCTGCTAGTACCTTTAAGGTAGGTGCAACTGATTTAATGAAAATTGCAAATAGTAATAGTGTAAGAGCTTCTTGGGCAAGAAAAACCTTAAAGCAATTTAATATTAATTATAAAAAACCACTATCAGAAGATTTATTAGTAAGAAAAATGTATAGATTTGCAGTAGATAGTCAGTTGCAAAAAAATGTCTTAAAAGACCCATTAATTTTTAATGATCCAAAATGGAAGCCATTATTTTTATTTAAAAGATTTGGTGTGCGACAAGCCACTATGATGAAAGATATGATGATGGAAGAGTTTAAGAATGGTAATCCAATGCCATTTTTACGATTAATGGCGGGAGGTGCATTAGGAGGGGAGTTTGTTATCTGGGCAAAGAATAAGATTAAAAGTGAAGCTACTGGCGATGCTTATTACCGAAAAGAAGATTTATTAACAGTAGAAAGATTTATAAATAATTTAGCGGCAGTTGGTTCATTTGGTGTTATTAGTGATATTATGGGAATAGATGAATTAAGTGATTTGGGAGGAACAGTTAAGTTTACAATTACACCAGTTTTTATAGATGATGTATATGGAGCGCTTGACACTTATTCTAGCCTTATGAAAGACTATGAAAAATATGGAGATGGATTTTTAGCAGCCGAAAGGAATATAGACGATTTAGCTGGAGCTTTTGGATCATTACCAAAGTTAATTGCAAAATCAAAAGCTACAAAGCAACAAAAAACAGGAAGGCAAACTAGATTAAAAGGAATAGAGAAAAATGCTATTCTAGATTTATTTCTTGAAAAGAAAAAAGATGATGCTAGTAGGAGGTTGCGATTGTGGAATAAAAATAATGTAAACAATCCATTGACAATCGATGATATAAATATAGATGCAATTATACAAAGAGCTAAAGACAAGCAATTAGCATTAATAAAGGCAAGACAATAATTAGGAACAAACAAAGAAATAAATAGTTAATATAATGAACACAAAGCTCATTCACGCCTAACCATAGGCTTAG